ATCCTACGTTAGCCTGTTTAAGGATATCTGAAAGGTCCTCCTCGTCTATTAACTGACCTACTGGCGCTCCATTCATATCATATAACTGAAACCCAGTTAGTCCTTCATTACCTTGCTTCTCTATTTTAGTTCTTGCTCCCGGTCGTCCAACGAACCTATTAGCAAATTCTTTAGGAGTTATCTGCCTTCCATTATATATAGCCCTTAATGAAAGTTCATTAACTCTCATTGGATCAATAGCTGCTGATGCATCATCTCGTGCAAAACTATAAAACCACTCTTCTACATCAGTTATTTTGTCCCCCGCACTTACTAATAAAGGCATTAATCCGGCTCGTATATTATTTTGTAATATTGCACCTAAAGCATCGTTCAATGGGTGGTCTTCATTACCAAGAACATCTCGTATTAAAAGGTTATCATTTAGTTTACCGTTTAACGTAGCAAATTTTTGCATATGGTCTGTAAATTCTGGTGATCCAACGCCACCCTCCATAGCCAGTTGAGCCGTCTCTCTCAAAGGACTTATAAGTTTATTAATCAAAGGTTGAAGCTCTTTTTGTTGATCCCTTAAAGCCTTCATGTCGGCTGGCTTAAACTTTTGATTTATAACAGCAGTCAGTAATGGGGCGCTTAAAGTACCAGTGAATTTTACTGTATCCATTAAAAAACCTACGTCTTTACCACTTATCTTTGATACTTTATCGGACTTAATCATATTCATGAACACGAAAGCTGCGTCAGTTGCATTAGCATTACTGTAAGCATGAAAGGCTTGAGGAGATTTAAAGTGGTGTGTACCCTTAGCCCCAGTTAGATTACCAGCTTTGTGCGCAGGAGATTGATCAGCGGTTCGGTCTGTTTTTCTATCAAATTCTATTCTACCTTCTCGTTCATTAACTAAACCTTTTACTAACGTCCTAATAGCAGTTTTATTAGCTAAAGTTAAAGGTAAGTTTTTGTCGTCTTCTAAATACTTAATAATTAAATTATGGCTGTCAGCTCTAAAAGCCGATTTATTAATGACGTCATCTAACAAACCTTGAATTTCTTTTGGCACAAGTTTCTCAGGTAGTTTTGCCTCTTCTCGCAACTTATTTGCTCGTTCATCTCTCTCTTGAGTATATCTGTATATTTCTCCCTCAGCTGTTTCTAAAGCTTCTCCTTCAAGTCCGTCTAATTGGAATTGGAGATCCTTAATTTTGTTGTCTAGCTCTACTACTTGAGGGTCAGTTTTTATTTGATACTCCACCCTCGCTACTCTATCCTCAAGGTCTTTTGTTGCTTGTTCTACAGCTGGGCCTACTCCACCAGCTAATCGTCTACTTAAGTCACCTTTTTCTTCATCTGCCCCTGCGGCTACTGCAAACTGGGTGTTATATTTACCCTCAATTCTTTCTAACCTATCTTCTAAAAACTTCCTCTTTTTTTCACGTTCCTCTGTAGGTCTTTCTTTTTCAAGTTCTACTAACTGGCTTCTTATTTTAGCTACCTGTCTTTTTACACCTACAAGGTTAGCTCGTCTTAACGCTGGGTTATTGAGCATTATTGATTCTAATTTTTCATCCTCTAATTGAATTAAAGTTTCTATACTTTTTATTTCCTCAGGTAGTGTTGGTGCCTTGTTAAATTGATCAAAAAGGAAAGCAGATGCTTGTTTTCTCCATTCTTCTTCTCCACTCCAACCTCTTTTAGAACCATCACCATCTCCTCCATAACCCGTTCCCTCTGGTCCAAGGTTTTCATCCTCAACTGGTTTTTGAACTTTTTCTGTAGTTGTACTTACTTCGCCAGCTTGATTGTACTCTCCCTTACCTACGGTCATGTAATCAAACGTGCTAGGCACTAATAGCGCATCTTTTTGTCTTCTTACGTTATATACGTAGTCACGATGTAATTTTTTTATTTGATCTATACTAAAACTAAATTCTTCATTATCGTTGTTAGGGTTTCTAGGTCTGCTTATAGTAAGTCTCATTGGGGCCCCTTGAGCTTGTTTAGTTACTCCCTTTTTATCGTACTCAGCAAATATGGGTTTAACCATCTCTGGATTTTCTGGGTCCGGTTGAAACCCAGTAAGAAACACATTTTTACCCGTCATATATTGAGTAAACCCAATATCGTTAAAATAACCTAAAGCATCTGCACTATTTAAAGTGTCTATAGTCATTACCCTAGAGTTATCTGGCCCATCTTGTAATTTGTCTGAAAAAAGCGCAGGTAGGTCTACCATAAAGGCTTTCTCTTTTCCCTGTCCCGCTCCAGAGTAATAAACCTCATTACTTACATCAAGTTGTTGATTGTAATGCTCAATAGCATTGTCATGCATCTTTTGAGAAAGCTGCTGATTAATTTGAAATGAGTACGCCATTTGACTATCTGTTTTAGCCATTACATCAAAAATGGTGCCGGGCATTTGTCCTAATCCGTTAGCCATCTATATACTCCCAAAAAGAGATCCTATGATCCCATATTTATTTTGTTTAGCTTGAGATTTGGCTGAAGAAAGAGCCCTTTCTCTACCTTGTTGAAGACCGGCAGCAGCGCCTAACTGACCTAAAACAGTTTTATTTATAGTGTTAGCTGAAGTTACTAAGGTATTAAGTAAAGCTTGATTTTTATCTAATTGATTTACTCTTGCATTATTTAGAGCATCAGTAACTGCTATAGATCTTGCATATTGGTTTCCTCTGCTTCTTTGTGTTCTAGCTGCCATACTCTCCGTTGCTCCAAACCTACTTAAGTTTCTTCTTGAAATACCTTCAGCTAGGTTTGCTTGAACTAAAGCATCAGCGGGTGCTTGTCTAATTAAAGAGTCATCTTCTAGTTCATCTATTAAGCTGTCTTGAAAAGGTCTTATAGTGGAACGTACAAAATCATAACGGTCTTTAGCAACATCGGCATAAACGCTTTCTGGGTCATCTACCGTAGCAAGAGCTCCTACAGGACGTGGACCCGAGAAGTCTGTCCCACCTATATCAGTCACACTTTGAGTTCCAACTCCAGCTGCTGATTCTACTTGCGGAGACTCGGGAGCTATGGCTAAACCATCATCCACTATTGCTGTACCCATCGCTAAATTGTTAGAACCTTGTGCAGCTGTAACTGGGTCTACGCCACCTTGAGCTGCATCTATAGAAGTTTGCAACTCTTTATCAGCTATATCTCGTTGAGCGTTTTCTAAAGCCGCCCCTAAATTACCAAAATCAAGATTACTAAAATTAAAATCTATTCCATAATCAAAACCGCCAAGGGAATTGATGGTTTTACCCATCTCAGCCCATGCCCAACCTGCTCCAACTGCTGCCATTCTTAACTCTTACCAAATGGGCCAAAAGCTGTAGTGTATGCATCTACACCACCTTGTGCGCCGGGTGTTAAAACAGCTCTTTGGAATGGGTTTCCGGTTGGTGTGTACGAACCCCCCGTCATTCTGTTTGCGCTAAGTTGGGATTGTATATTACCCGTAAAAAACTTACCCACAGCCGCCGCTGCTTGGCCATACATTTTATCTTTTGCGAGTTTCGCACTTAAAACATCCTGCACTTTTGCTAACTTAGTCGTTGTTTCCCCCCTTGCAACATCAGAAATAGCCCCTGCCGCAGTAGCCTCGTTACCCAAACCTATACTTAGGGCATTTTCTATTTCTTGATTTTGTATTTTTACACCTTCTTGATTAGCTCTTGTTTGATTTTGAACAGCACCAAACATTCTAGCTGCAGAAACAGCAAAGTCTTGTTCCATTTTTAAGTTTAAATCGTTAGTTAATGTTTGTGCAAAGTCAGCTTGAGCTTTTCCTTTAGCATACTGAGTTACTTTTAAATCAGTAGCAGACTGTATATCTTTTACAATTAAAGGCTCTAGTTTTTTATAGTAATCATTAGCATCTACAGCTATGCCAGCTGCATACGATTCCATTGGACCTGCTTCATAATCTGCAGGATTAACTCTACTACCACCCATATTTATACCTCAATACTATATAATCTTTCTTTTATTTCCCAACCATTAGCTAAAGCATATTCTTCCATTTCAGGAACTACGGATTTTGCTTTTATGTAAGCACAATCCAAAGCTTTTGCTAATTGGTTTAACCATTGTACATGCGAAACCCAATTATGTTTACCAGTTTCGTGCACATACGCAATCCAAATTAACAAACTCCTTGTTTTTGAAAAAGGTTCTACTTCTATCGTTAAGACCATGAAGCCAATGGGAGACATATATAATTCTGCTCTTCCGTTTACACATTCGCTATAAATGTCCTCTGGTATAACCTCACAATGAGGGATTTCATTTAATATCGAACATATCGGGCCTCTTATTTCTTCCCAACATAACCGAACATCAGCTAGTTTGGGCTCTATAAAATGATCCATCTAATAGTCGAGTTCCTTTCCATAACGTCCATACCTTTTCCTTGGGGACAATCCCGCACCTTTGTATTTAACTGTCCTTTTTACGCCAATATTGCCACCTCTACCCCTTAATTCAGCATCGTTCACTTCTGCTTGAAATAAGTTAAAGTAATCAGCAGCGGCTGCAGGATCAGTCCACTCTTTGCCCGGAATTCTTAGTAACCTATAGATAGTGCCATAAATAATGCCGTCTCGGTAGGTATTACTAAATTCTGTGTCTATACTGTTGGTAGTTCTAGTTGGCTTAAGAGCTACCTGTAATAATAACCCATTTACAGTTTTTGCATTTGGCACTGGCACCAACCAGAAGGTATCAGCTGTTTTTTGTAAATATACGGTTGGTATGCCTGATTTATCTCGCCAGTCGGGGTAATTTAATTCTAAACTTCTAGGGCTAATTGGGTCTAAATCATTGCCATCATAAGTTGCCCATTGTATTTGATGTACATCTGTACCAGACGGCTGATCAAACTCATACTCATAAACTCCCGATAAAGTAGTTATTGGGTCTAGGTCATAAGTATAAGCTCTACTTTTTTCACAAAGTTCTATAGTTGCAGAACGTAAATTAGTTTCTACAAATGATTCAGGACACCCCGGAACATAGGGTAATACATCTTTTACTAAAGATTCAAAACTAGCCAATGGTAGCCTCCTGTCTAGGTTCATTTACTGTGTCCGCTTGGGTAGTAATACCTAGGGACTGTGTAAATAATTGGTAATGAGAACCAGCACGTTGAAAGTTACCAGCAAACTCACCATCTTTTAAATAAGCTCTATACAAACAAAAATTCATTAAACTATTTGCATATATATCATCCACTTGTATTAAGTCTGTATTAGCTCCAATACTAGTAGGATTTTTAGAATATACCACCTCTACATAGGCACTACCAGATACTCCGGGATAAACAAAAAATTTACGTGGGTCTCTTTGATCAAACATGTAATGTTTAACTACCGTGCCATGCGCAGCTTTTCCCGTAACCGTAGGGTTATGCCAATTAGGGTCTTCACTATTTATTATATCTAAGTTTACTTTTGAAACGACTCTACCGCCTGTCGCATCTGTAGCGGTGCCAGACATATTCCTATGTACAGTAATTAACCTTAAACCATCAGTAGGTATGGTTTGTTCGGTACCAGCAGCTAACAGTACATTTGCGTGGGTAGCAGTAGCATCTGGTTTAAAACTAGCAATTTCTCTTTGGCCATCGCTTAGGTAGTCAAACATCTCGCCATCCGTCCAACGCACAGACGTATTATCCTGAAGTATATTACGTACCCTGGACAAAATATGTTGTGCTTGTAACGTACCAGCCATCTATTTTTTCTTAGTTGTTTTAGCTTTTGCTTTTGGTTTTTCTTCTGTTTCCTCTATAACATCTTCCATTGTTTTAGCTTTAGGCTCTTCTCTTACTTCTGTAGCCCCAGCTTGTAAACAAGCATATCCAATATACTCTGGGAATTCTCTTGCTTCTCCTGCATATAAACGAACAGCATCACCAGTTAAAAGTGATACATATAAATCTGTTTCTGAGATAACTTTCATAGTTTTTCTTTTATCCATTTAAAACTCCTGTTTAGTAGAAAGAGGTGGTCCGAAGACCACCCCTATCTTAATTAAAATGCGCAATCTACTCTGATTACACCAAAGTCTTCGTTCTGACCAGAAATGTCAGAATTGTAGACAGGTTTTTTAAGACCCATAATCTTACCAATAGAAATACCGTTTTGGTTTCCATAGTCGAAAGTGTCTTCAACTATTTCAGGCAAACCGATATCTGCCATAGCAAGAGCTTGAGCTCCACAGAATAAACAAGCAGCGAAGTCAATGTCACTACCTGATCCACCTTTCTGAGTACCTGAGGTACCTTGAGAAGTGTTTGGTACGTGTCTGAATTCGTGAACCATAACGCCGTCAACCATTAAGCTAGAAGATCCAGCAAATAGTTCGTT